TTGGAGGGCCTGTGTGCGGAGCCACCATACGTCACCCCCCCCAAAGAAAATCTGTGTTTTGTGTTATCGTGCCAACTCTTTAACGGAGGGTCTTATGGATAACGTAATCGTAGTAGAGAAGGGCATTGAGATACCGGAAGCTAGGACTAAGGCTAAAGGTGGGGTGTATCCGTACAGTCAGATGCAAGTGGGAGATAGCTTCTTGGTGAATGAAGATAGGAATAACTTGCTTATCTATGTATGCAATAAGAATAGGAAAGCGGCTAAAGCCTATAACACCAAGTACACTGCCAAGCGGGTGGAAGGTGGTGTGAGGGTGTGGAGGGTGTTGTGATTGCTGAGTGCAAGAATTGCCGGCACAGTGAGTGCATTCCGTTTACGGATGGGGTGTACTGCCACATGAATGAGGTGATTTCCTTCCGGGTGTGTTCGGACTATGAGGGGGAGTTCAAGGGTGTCAAACCTGAACCAGAAGTTTGTAGTCCAGGAGATCATCCGATATCACAGCTACTGGAAAAAGGATGACCTGTATCAGGACAAGTTGAAGGCTTGGTACAAGGAGAAGGTGAAGGAAGGTACTGACCCGTACTGCGGCGCATACCGGGAAGCATTGAGACAACTGGGGGATGGATGAAAACAGTAGCAGTAGTCACAGCCACAACGGGTAGGAAGGAACTGCAACAGGCGATTGACAGCATTGCCAGACAAACCTACCCCTGCAAGCACTACATCTTCTTTGATGGGGTTATGCCCTCCCCTGATTTGGGCTATAGCTTTGATACCAGGATCATCGAACTGCCCGTCAAGACGGGTGGCAATGGGTTGATGAATGCTGGCATCTGTGCGGCCTCGGCTTACCTGGTGCAAGAGGACATGATCTGCTGGCTGGATGATGACAACTGGTTTGAGGAAGAACACATCGAGGAACTGGTCAAGGCCAAGGGTGAGAATGCGGTAGCCCACAGCCTGAGAAACTTGGTCAACCCTGATGGCAGCTTCTGGGCGCAGGACAACTTTGAGTCCATTGGCACATACGGGGAACTGGTGGATGTGAACTGCTACCTGATGGATAGGAAGCTGGCTACTGGCATCGCCCCCCTTTGGTATCAGACTACCGGGGAACTGATGATTGGGGACAGGTACATCTTCAACTACCTCAAACAGCAGAATATGCTCTACGCAGCTTCTGGCTTGTACACCGTGAACTATCGCCTCAACCCGAATCGTGACCTGCGTCCGTTCTTCTTTCAGGGCAACATCCAGACTAGAGCCAAGTATCCTGATGGCTACCCATGGGCTAGACATGAAAAAATTTAATCTCAAGAAATGGCACATGGAAAACTACAAGGGACTGACTTTGACGGATTGGTATCCATCATGGATAAAGCCAGTCAGACAAGGGGACTACATCATTGGTTCTGATTGGTTGTGCGTGCTGAGTTACTGGAACGGCAAGAATTGGATTAGGGGTAATGGCACACTATTGCCAGACCAGAATGTCTGCTGGCGTGGTGTTACCCATGAAGTTTAATCTCAAGCAGTTTTATGCCTTTTGCTCCCAACTCAAGATCGAAACCAAGGAGCAGGGCCTGCGGCGTATGGACACTCTGCTGGGCACACAGACCTATGTCATGGATGAGATTGCCAAAGGTCTGGATGAGGACATCCATATGTTCGTCATCTTGAAAGGCCGGCAGCTTGGCATTACAACCATCAGCCTCGCCCTCGACCTGTACTGGCAATTCATCCACCCTGGCTGGCAGGGTACGTTGGTATCGGACACCGAGGAGAACCGGGATATGTTCCGGTCTACCCTTGCCATGTACATGGATGGGCTACCCAAGGAGTACAAGATACCCCTGATAGCCCACAACAGAAACCAGATGGTGTTGAAGAACCGTTCCCGTATCTTCTACCAGATTGCAGGCAACAAGAGCCGTCTGGGTCAGGGTAAGGCCATCACCTACCTGCACGGCACGGAGACTGCCTCTTGGGGCAATGAGGAGGGCCTAGCCTCCCTGATAGCGTCCTTGGCTGAAACGAACCCTGAACGCCTCTATATGTTCGAGAGTACCGCCCAGGGTTTCAATATGTTCCACGATATGTACACCACCGCCAAACGTGCCAAGACGCAACGGGCGATCTTCTGCGGCTGGTGGCGTAACCAGTTCTACTCCCTGGGAGCCGACACCCAGACCTACAAGGTCTACTGGGATGGCAAGCTGACCCCGGAGGAACGGGAGTGGACACGCGACATCAAGAAACTCTACAACGTCGAGATCAATTCCCGTCAGATGGCCTGGTGGCGCTGGAAGCTGCATGAGGGCATCAAGGACGATGCGCTGATGTATCAGGAATTCCCGCCCACCGAGGACTATGCCTTCGTGATGACCGGCACTTCCTACTTCAGCAACGCCCGGTGTACGGACGCGATGAAGAATGCCAAGAAGCTGCTGCCGGACTACTACCGCTACAGCATGGGTGCGAACTTTACTGACACCGAGTGCATGAAGTCCACCGAGCGCCTTGCCTCGATGCGCGTCTGGGAGGAGCCGATTGACTCAGCCTACTACGTCATTGGCGCTGACCCGGCCTACGGTTCGTCCGATTGGGCTGACCGCTTCTGCATCCAGGTCTACCGCGCCTACGCTGACGGTTTGGAACAGGTGCTGGAATTTGCCACCAGCGAAATGAACACCTACCAGTTTGCTTGGGCCATCGCTCACATTGCTGGCGCTTACAAAAACTCCACTCTCAACCTCGAAATCAATGGGCCAGGGCAGGCGGTCATCAATGAATTAAGAAACCTTAAGAGGCAAGCGTCCATGCTGGAAGGTCAGCGAGGCCGTGACCTGATGGATGTTCTGTCGCACATGACTAACTACCTCTGGCGGCGCAACGACAACATGGGCGGCATTAGCAACAGCATTGGCTGGCAGACTACAAGCCAGACCAAGGAACGGATGCTGTCCTACATGAAGGACTACTTCGAGCGCGGCATGATGGAAGTCCTGTCCATCGACACCATCGAGGAAATGAAAACCATCATCCGTGACGGCGCAAGCATTGAGGCTTCCGGCAGGAACAAGGATGACCGGGTGATTGCCTCGGCGCTAGCCTGCGCTGCCTTTGCCGAGCAGGTGCAACCCCGCCTCATCCAGATGCGTTTGACCCGTGACCGTTCCAAGAAGCTAGAACCCAAGCAGGACAACGGCGCAATCGGTGACATCAGCCAGCGAACCGTAGGTGACTACTTGAAAAGGATAGGTTTTCAATGAACCAGGATAAGTTTACAAAGTATCAGGATTTTGTTTACAACACGATCTATTCGGAACCCGATACCCCCAACTTCCATACCCCGTTGATTCAACAGGCCATCGACACCTTTGTGCCTGCCATGAAGCTGGAGTACACCAGCGCCATCCTAGACGTTGGTTGCGGTCAGGGTGCGTTCATGCAGGAAATGGCGCAGAGAGGCTTTCTGAAGCAGTGTGGCATCACCTACAGCCTGGAGGACGTTGCTGCCTGCGAAGCCAAGGGTTTCCCCGCCATGCGGGAAGATTTCTCTGACCTGTCCGTGCTTGACTCGTCCATTGATCTGGTCTGGTGCAGACACGCCCTGGAACACAGCCCCTACCCGCTGTTCACCTTGATTGAATTTAATCGGGCGCTCAAAGACGGCGGCTTTCTGTACGTCGAAGTTCCTGCGCCTAACTGCGACCGGGTACATGAAGGCAATCCCAACCATTTCTCCATCCTTGGGGATCGGATGTGGGTCAACCTGTTTACCCGTGCTGGCTTTGCCCTTAAAGATTACCGTCAAGTCGTGTTTGACTTGCAGGCAGAGGGAAAAACCATGAGGGAAACCTTCTACTGCTTTGTTTTGCAAAAGGAAAAGACCTTGCCATGCAACCAGTCATCCCCCGTCAAGAGTTAAAACGAACCATCAAACGGTTCTTGGCAGACCGGAATCGGGGTATCAGCATCCCCCTGTTTGCCGATCTGTGCGGCGTATCCGTGGCTATCCTGCGCCTGGTGTTCATCCGCGAGGAAGAACCCCTCACCGAGTACATCCAGCGCCGGGTTTCCAAGGGATATCAATCCTGGCTGCGGGGCGAAGTGGCGGTAATGATGAACCGTGACCAGACCCGATTCGTCCAATATCGCAAGGAACCCAAGCCCAGAGTGGCCCGTTCTATGGGTTTAGAGGTGCAAAACGGGCAAATAAAGCTGAAAATTGGCCTTAAAAACAAGGCTGACTACTCTAATCTTGATATTGATGAACAATTAAGGAGATAACGATGCCACGCATACTGCATGACTATAAATGCCCAGAACACGGCTATTTTGAGGCGTATGCCGCCGTTTGCCCGGAAGGATGCGAGGAGGGCGTGATGATTGTCCACCTGCAAGCCCCCGGCTACATGAGCGACAAGACCAAAGGCAGCGACAAGAACCTGAAACAGCTTGCCATGGACTTCAACATGACCAACATCAAGTCCACGCGAGAGGGTGACAGCCAGGCCGGGTACTACACCCGCAAGAATGCCGATGTCCCCAAGGAAGTTGCCGAGGCGCAGCAGGTGCAAGAAGGCCGTCCGGGGGATGCAGCGATCTGGGGTGGCGGCATGAAGGG